GATCAGGAAAACAAAGAAGATAAAACCCTGTTCGTGGGTAATAGTATGGCTGAAATAGCCGCTGAGTATGGATTACAGCCTGCCGTTGACGAACAAACGGGAGTGCCTATGATAAGCCCCGAAACAGGGCAACCTTTAACTTTGGTGACTCCAGACGGAGAAGAGGCCGATACGATGGTTCTCAACGCTGACACAGTTAATCGTTTTGACTTGAAACGTGTAAGGCTTGAGTTGGATACAGAGAGAGACCGCTCAAGACAGGAACGTATGGAATTTGCTCAGATGATCTTGCAGGCAGTAGGACCTGCCTCCGCTTCATGGGCACTTGAACTGATGGATGCTCCGAATAAAGAGATGTTGTTGCAGGCAATGGAACAGGGAGATATGGGTCAGCAGTTAATGGGGCAGTTTGAAGAAGCCGCAAAGCAGATAGGTATGGACCCTCAAGAATTAATACAGACCATAATGCAACAATTACAAATGCAAGTGCAAGCATCTCAACAGCCCCAACAGGGGGCACCGCCCGAAGGGGCTCCACCCCAAGGTCCACCACCTGAAGGTGTTCCACCTCAAGGTCCACCAGAGCAAGGCATACCGCCACAGGGGCTTCCTCCAGAAGGTCCTCCAGTTCCACCTCAACAACCGATATAGGAGAAATTGAATGGCAGGCTACGGAGCAATGACCAGAATGAAAAAAAAGAAACCCGTTTCGGGGATGAAGACAAAAACAAGTGGGTATAAGTCTGTAGCTTCTGCCCCAAAAAACAAGGCTAAAACAAAAGTAAAGGCCAAAGTCAAGGCAAGAAGTTACAGTTATGGCAGAGGTCGATAGAGACTTCCAGAAGTACATGATAACGGCTCGTAGAAGAAAGAGGAGGGAATGAGTGATTTAAGCGATAAGGTATTGGCAGTAGATGCTGATCTGGAAGACATGTATGAAGAAGAGCTTCCAGAGGCAGATATTACCTTTAAAAGGGCTATACAGGTTGTAGTACAAACATTACCCTATGACCTGACCCTTGACCCTACACTTTCAGATAAAGAGTCTGAAAGCAGTAGAGATAGGGGGATAGTAGAAGCTCAATTTGGCGGAGACGATGGAAAGCGATGGGATATATCTTTAAACTGGACTCGTCAGTGGAAAGATAAAGTACCAGCAGGGTATGCATGGATTAAATACAGAGATAGCGAGGTAGCCATTATCGGCCCGTGGTCTACGATCCGTACCTGTTGGAAGTGTGGATTAACTGGATGGGCTGACAAAAAAAGAAAGGTAGGAATGTGCTTACCACATTTTCCTTGCCCACATTGTGGGACAAAAGATTGGTTTGGAAGGATTGTAGATCCTTACCATTTTGAATTAGATGCGGCAGAATTTATAGTGAGAGATGCAAATAAAGATAATTACTATGAAGAACTTAGACCAAGATATAAACCAAGCAGTGAAGTTACTGCATAACCAGACTACTGAGATGGATACTTCTTGTCACCCCCTAACGGGTAAGTTGGTTGAGAATATCTTAATCAAGTCTAAATAAGGAGGAGTAAGATGTCTGAGGTATTTCAAGAAGATGAGTCACAGGAGCAATCGCAAGATGCGAACTCTACAGACCAACAGATTCCTGATAAAGTTCAGATAGACGGAGAAGAGATTGATGTCCGTCAAGCGATAGCTGACCATAAGAACAAGAAAGACTGGCAGAAGTCGCAAACGCAACGAGATCAAGAAATTGCAGAGCAGAAAAAAGAAGTAAATGATTTGCTCAACAAAGTTGTTGATCAGATTGCACCTAACAATAAAGGAGCCGTTGACGCTGTGCAGACTACTTTCGACTTAGATAGTGCTATGGAAAACATCCCTGATCCTATTGAAGATGAAAAAGGCTACAAGCGTGGAATAGCAAATTTATTGAAAGAATATGGCGATAATTTAAAGACTGAACTGTCTCAGCAGACAGAAAGCCTGAAGGCTGAGACTCAAAGTCAAATTGCCAGTCAATCGCAAAAAGATCGCATTGTGCAGGATAACCTACGCATGGTACGCGACTATGTTGCGAATCACGTTGGAGATGTTTCGGAACCAGAACTCAATGAAGTCGTAAAACGTGTAGGACAGAAGTGGGGGCCCGAATACGGGGCTGAAGATTCTTCAGGAGCTTTCCGCTACAACGATACTGCTGTAGAGGAAGCAATATGGGGAGTCCCATCTCTTAGAACACGGTTAATGGCTTCAGAAACCAATGAGGCCCGAAAAGAAGGGCTTACTGGTAGACAACGGGGACAACAGGGAACAACTCCAACGAATCGTACGGCCACATCAAGGCCAAGCAATAACGCTCCGATTGGGGATAAGATTAACTGGCTCAGGTCTCTTGAGGGAGATGCAGTCCAAAGAGCAGTTAGTAATATGAAACCAGACGAGCGAAACACAATGCTACGTGCGTTATATGACGGTGCGTAGGTTAATTCGTTAGGAAGGTAAAAGAATGGCATTTGTAACAGGTGCAGGTAGCACCGCAGGTTTAGCTGACCCCTTAGTGAACATTTTATTTTCATCTAAAATGCATGTTCAGACTCAAGGGGAGTTGTTTTTCAACAAAGCAGGATTGATGAAGAAGGAAGATGGCGGAGAAGATCCTTACGAGCGTAAGGCAGATTCCCCTATCGTAGTAAAAGATGAGTTTGGTAAAGAGCGTGGTCAGCGTATTCGACTTGCTCTTCGTAAGGCTCTTGATCGAAACGTAACAGGTATAACTAATCGTTCAGGTAGTTCAAATAACTTAAATCAGTATACATACGGCACTACCTCTATGATTGACCAAGAAGAAGGGTTAGCACTACACGACATGGAGGTCGTAGTTGAGTTAATGAAACACGCTGTTGGTTTTGACACTCCAGAGTTGCAGGATCTTAAAACTAATTTCCGCATGGAGCAAGAAGCCGCAGGGGCATTAGCAGACTGGCTCACGGGTCAGTATGAAGAATCTATCCTTGACGCACTTTACGATGGTAATGCCGCACATGTTATCAGGAGTGGATTCGCCACAGCATATGATCACCCACGAAGAGTGTGGGGAAATAATGCTACAGAACAAGCCGACATCAGTAATGATGATAATTTAGATGCGGCTGAACTTCGTAGCTATTATCAAACATTGCGACTGGCAAATGTCAACCCTATAAAGTTTGAAGGAAGAGAAATGTATGTGATGTTAGCACACGTTTATTCTGTTTCTGACCTAAAGGCTGATACTACTGTTCAAGGTAATTATCAAAATGCGTATACTCGCACCGAAGCAAGTGCGGCTAATCCGATGTTTGGTAATGCAGATATCATTTTTGAAGGTATCGCTGTCCATGAATATAATAGGATTCGTAGACCTGTCGCAGACTCTAATAACGGTGCTTCTACAAGACGTAACCTTATATTAGGGGCAGATGCGGTTGTATGTGGAAATGCTTCCGAGCCTCGTCTTGTAAGACGGAAAGAGGATGCATATGAAGACAAGTATGGAGTAGGTATTAAGCAGATCTTCGGTTGTGCCCGAGCAGATTTTGCTCAACATGACGAAGCTCCATCAGGGTCGAATGCAATCAACCAGTCATCAATGGAAGTTTTCAACTGGGCGGCCGCTTAATAAAAAGCTACCGACCATTAACTATTGAGCAATGGGAGGGGGCTACAAGCCTCCTCCTGTTTGCCTACCATTTATAAGAGGGAAAAATGGCTTCAATATTTGTAGAGTATTTAACACAACCCGATCAGGCAGGGTATAAAGACGGTCCGTTGAATGTAAAAGCAGAAGGAAGGTATCGGACTTTTACGCCAAAAGAAAGATATGGGAACAGAAGGGTAGAAGAATTTACAACAGAAGCAGGGGCAATGGACCTTATTAATCGGAAGCGTGGCAAGTTTGGCATAGCAACAGATTTAATTGGGGGGCAAGAGCTTAATGGTATTGAGGCTTTTTTGGAAGAAAAAATTGCTCCCTTAACAAAAAGAATAGAAGCTCTTGAAGCTAAAAGGGCTCCAAAGAAAAAGGCTCAGGCCAAAAGGTAAAAAATGGCAATTACGTGGGGCGAGTTAAAAACCCGAGTAGCGGCTCGGTCACATAAAGATTTAACCAGAAGCGAAGAAGATGCCGATGTAGGCCGTTGGGCGAAAGCCGCAATAGAGCTTGTCGAAGCCGAGGACAGTTGGTCGTGGCTTCAAAAGTCTTTTACGATCAGTATGGTAGCTGATACATATGAATACGACTGGCCTACAGGTTTAGAAAAATTTGACTCGGGAACATTTAGATATTCAGGGATTGGATCTTATTTAAATTATGCAAGGATAGTCGAAAACATAGACAAGCATTTAGGACCTCAATGGAGAGATGCTACAGGTTCTCAGGGAACGCCTAAGTTTTTTGCAGACTTTGGTCGCAAGATATGGATAGCTCCTAAGCCGTCTTCTGATTTTGTTTCGGCCAACGGGACGCTATACCTATATGGCTTCACCAGTGACTTGCATACCGTAGAAGGAAGTCCAACAAGTTCTACTACCCTGCTAATACCGTATAGAGCGGCTAATGTGTATGTAGAAGCCGCATTAATGGTAGGGTTACAACAGGAAGATGACCCAGACTGGAAGTCTTATCAGCAGATTTTCGATTCTAACATTCAGCGACTAAGAGCTTTTGACTCTTCAGTTGCCTCAAGCGATGAGGTTAATTTGCCTGAGTGGACTCCTCATATGGAATTTTAATTGGCAGATACAACAGACATAGATATCGCCTCACTGACGATTACAAACAATCTCAGTTCCGATACAAAGAGAGATGACCTTGAGGGGACATGGAAAGAATCACAAGTCTTAGTAAAGACTGACGAGACTCAAGTGGCTTTTAGGACAGAGGTAGGTTGGAGTAAGATGGTTTGGGGAGGAGTTCTCCCTACCTTAACAACAACAGAAAGAAATGCTTTGTCGAGCCCAGTAAACGGAACCCTTATATATAACTCGACTACTCACAAGGTCCAAGCTCGGGCTAATGCGAGTTGGGTGGATTTACACTAATGCCAAAACAAAGAAATAGATACGCCTTCCCGACTGGGAGGGGATTCCTTGGAGAAAATAATACAGACGCTGAAACTGAAGAAGCGTTTAGCTCTGGCTACTTAGCCCTTTTAAGGAATTACCATCTTGACGGTAAGGGGGCTATAAGAAAAAGGCAGGGTTGGCAGGATTATACATCTAATGTAATTAATGGCTCAAATGATGTTCAGGGGTTAGGTGTATTAGATTTCGGGGGAGCCCCTAAACTGATAGGTGTGGCAGGCGATAAAGTAAAAAGAATGGATGAAGGTAGCCCTGCTACTTGGGTAGATATTACAGGATCTTTAACGGTAAACTCTGGACAAAATAATTATTGGAGATTTTGTCAGTTCCATGACGGGACAAGTGGACAGATAATAGGGACAGATAACGTAGGTAATCTTTTTAAATACCACTTCGGGGCTACCAATGTAACTGCCTTAACAGGGCTAACAAGGGCAAGCGATGTTCAGCAGTTTAAGTCTCATGTGTTTGCTATAAATACAGCACATACAGCGAATACTCGGTCTACGGCTATTAGGTATTCTGATACTGGAGACCCAACATCTTGGCCTAATGATAATGTGTTTGATTGCACCAGAGACTCTGATGGGATTGGGTTAGCCCTACATTCAAACGAAACGCTACTGGCCTTTTATGAAAACAGTATATATCGAATAAATTTTGATTATGGCGGTGCAGGGGCATTAACAAGCTTTTTTACCAACCAGTTAGTAGACGGGACAGTAGGATCTTCTTCCAGATCTTCAATCGTTACGTCTAAAGGTCGCACATACTTTGCAAATTCTCGGGGCATTTATATGGTTGGAGATGCCCAACAACCTGCTGTTTATATCAGTAGACCACTTGAAGAGTTGTGGGGACAGTTAAATAAACAGCGTGTAAAGTATATATATGCCTTTGAACGTGGAGACCCGTGGAACGAAATAGTATTTCTCGTAAGTTACGGAACATCAACAGACCATGACACGGCTATTGTTTACAATACAGAAGTGGCTTTAAGGGTAGGACCAGAAAATGCGTGGTCAGTGTTTCAAGGTGCAAATCTTAAATTTAATTCAGGGATAAGTTACAAGCATACCACATCTGCTGTAGAGCATACTATATTGGGACAATATGGAAATTCAAAAATTGCCAAAGCTTGGGGTGGAGAAAGAAATACAACCACAAACACTGATAATGGCACTACCATAGCGTCCACAGCAGAAACAGGTTTTTTAGATATGGGATACGAGGGCATTAAGTCTATTCGGGAAATGTGGATAGACATGACGCTTACATCTCAAAAAGACCTTTCTGTTAATGTAACCAGTCCTGAAGGCACTTTATCTACAAGCACTGAGGTAGACTTAGGTGGAGCCTTCGGCTTGCTTGACAACGACTTTACGCTCGACACAAGCACGTTAGCAACGGGAACGATTTCCCAAGCAAGATTTAAATTAACAGGTAACAGCAGATATTTTAAGGTAAGATTAGAAGAAGCAGACACAACAAAACCGCAACGGATCGAAGGTTTTCATTTTCTCTTCGTGCCGAAGGGAATGAGGATAAAATAGAATGTCTAAGGTAGAATACGGACTTGGTGCTAAGAAACCAAAAAAAGGTTTAGGTAGTGCAACAGAATTAATAGGCGATGAAGAAACAGAAGAATACGTCCAAAGGGCGTATGACTTTTATGCCAAGCCTTATCAGACACAGTTTGAAAACCTTGGAGAAGCCACAAGAAAAGAAGCTATAGGTAAAGGTCTCTATCTTTCTGGCTCTCTTGCTAAAGCCACTGACGATCAGATGGATGATTACTCTCGTCAGGTTGCAGAGAATGTTGTGATGCCATTAGCCCGTGAGGGTATGGATCGCTCTTTTCAGGCTCGTCAACAAACCGAAGCTGAAAGATCGGCCAAAGTCCAAGAAGGGTTTAAACGGGCCGAATTAACAGGGTATATTGGGGGCTCTCCTCTTCAAGATGTTAGCACACAAGGTCTTGGGTTAAATGCTGATGCCATTACAAAGCATGCCGCACAAGATAGCAACACAAAATACAGCACAGGTATCCGTCAAGACTGGCTGAATCAAACAAGCATATACAAACAGCAAATAGCCTCCGCTTTTGCTATTCAAACAGGAAGAGAAGCTACACAAAAAGAAATAGATGATATTTTTAAAGGAAAACCTGCAACAGCAAGATCCCTCTCTACAGTAGGTCAGCAAGCATTAGGTGAAGAACAACGTCAATTCAATGTCACTGCAACGGGCAGACTTGAAGGGGAGGGAGGCACTTATACTGCTAATGACTTTGGAATCTCTTCTGACTTGTTAGAGACAGTAAACAACGCAAGAGTAGATGGGGACATCGACAAAACAACTGGTCATTATCTACTTGCCTCTGATACGATAAGGGGTAACGCAAGGGATCAAGGAATTTATGTCACTGAAAATGACATTGCTAATATTATTAAGGGCAATGAAGTAGATCTATCAGGGGCTCCGACATTAGATTTTCTTAAACTACAAGATGACCGTGAACAGTTTAAGGCAAGTCTCGCTCAGGATATGACTTTATCCGACAAGCAACGTGATGAAACTGCAAGGCAATTTAATGTACAGACTATACGTAGACAGATAGAGTGGAAAGCCGATGTAACGGGAAGATATGGAGCGTCAGCTATATCTGCTGAAATGCTTGGAATAGACCAAAGCCCTTGGACGGATGAAGATGGTAATATCAGAGCCCAGTTCAACTCAGAAGCATATGATCAGGCAAAAGAAGATTTAATTAGAATAGCAAGCGAGTCAGGGCTCTCTATTAGTAATGAAGAAGCTGATAAAATATTAGGTTCTAATAAAGCTATAACAATAATGGGTGAAACAGGACTCACTATAGCAGGCCGTCAGCAGGCAATAGCAGAGTCCGAAAGACTTTACCAGAGAAGAAATGAAACTGCAAGGCTTCAACTTGAAGAAGACAAGCAAAGACTTGATGAGGCAATCACAAGAGCCGAGCAGTCTGGGACATATACAGACCCTGTTACTGGAGATAGCCTTAATACCTTAGAAAGATTAAGGCTTGATTTAGACAATAGAGTTGCCAACTGGGAATTAACAGGGGAGGCTGATGGAAAAGATCAGTATGGAAATTACTTAGGGTCATTAGCCGCTGAAGCACAAAAACAAGAGCTAAGATTTGGGAAGGAACGCCAAGAGTTAGAGCAAGCCATAGCAAGGGCACAACAAACAGGGGACTTTAAAGATCCTGATACAGGTAAGACTGTAGAAACTTTAGAAAAAGAATTACAGACCGCTAATATAAATATTCAAAAAGCTAATTTAAGATTTGAAAAACAAAGAGAGATAAATAGGCAACGCGAAGTATTTGCAGAGCTAACGGGTGTTTCTATGCCCGTAGAAATAAATCTTGAAATGCTTGGCGGCAATCTGGATGAGATGTATGATAAAGATGGTAATATGCGTATGGAATATTGGTACGAATCCGCTGATATAATTGCAAATAACGCCAAGAAATTATTAGGAAGAGAGCCTACCTCTGCTGAGATACAAGCCTTATTAAGAGGAGACTCTATAGTAAGTGGAGACCCTATGGACACTCTTGCAAAACAAATGCAAGAAAGAGGGATGACCTTAGAAGAAGCAGTAGCCGAAGCAGAGTTTACAGGATTTTTCGGGCCAGATAATTTAGAAACCCTTGCAGGTAACAGGCAGGCGTTTGAGCAAGAAATACAAAAAAGGGTGCAGTCTCTTAATGAGCAACAGCAAGCTTACACGGAAAACATGGAAATGTTCCGTGAAAGAGGTTACATGGAAATAGGTGAAGGGGGGCAGGTAACTGCCGAAGAGCTTGGTGTTGATATAACATATGTTTCAACGCTTAATAACATGAGTGACATAATTGATTCATATGAAGCCGAAACGCTTAGAAATACTTACAGAGAAATGACAGGTGAAGAACTGTCTGACCCTGATGTCTTAAACATGCTTCAAGGTCGGGGCAAAAGTATATCCGCTCCTATTCGCATAGAAACACTTTCAGCCCGAACCGAACGTCAAAGACAAGACATTGAAGTAGGAAAGACGTTAGGAGAATTAGGAGGTAAGAAGACTGAAGCGTCCCGTCAATTTGATGAAGACCTTTCTTTACGAACAGACTTGACAACAGCAGAGGTTGCCAGTATTTATGCGGATACCAGTAGGGCTGACAAGCAGATGGAAGCCCAGATCACAAAATGGGTAGCTGAAACAAATCTTGATATTGCAACAATAACTGGTCAGTTTGGAATCTCTGGAGATATTAGTGCTGAAGAGCTTGGAGTTGTTGTTCCAAGTTTCACTGATCAAGCTGATTTTGCCGATTTTGTTAGTGGAGATTCCCCTGAAAAAGATGCTTTAGTACAATCTTTTAACTCTACCTTTGGGAGAGATCCAAGCAACACTGAAATAAGCAGGTTATTAACAGGGTCCTCGGTTTCTGTGGAATCAACTCCCACGCTTGCAGGAAGACAGCTTTCTCAACTCATATCATCTCAGTCTTTAGAGATGGCTAATGACATGGAAAAATTTAGCAAACAGATGGGCTTAGAGCGTGATGAACTTGCTGAAATGCAGTCTCAGTTTGATGACACAGAAAAACGACTCAATGAAGAAATGTCTAATCAGTTTGGCTTAGAGAAATCTCAGTTTACCCTTGCCCGTCAGGAAATGGAAGCTAAGTATACAGGGAAATGGAATGTATCAGGGGCAATAACAGGTGCTGATTTAGGTTTTGCTGATTTTGATGCTACTGGAATGACGCAAGACCAAGTAAACAGAGCGGCTGACAGCTTAATAGTTTCTTACGAAACATTAACAGGGGAAAAAATAGATAGATACAAGGCATATGATCTTTTACAGGGAGGGTCAATTCCTGCTGATGAGACATGGACACAAGATGCCATTCAATCTGCCCGTAATTTTGGCTTGGATGAACGCCAATTCACTGAAGCTATGAGTCAATACAATAAGAACTTTGAAGAAGACCAAAGACGAAATTGGGCTCAGATGAAAGGTTATGGGTTTGATCCTACAACTGGTAAGCAGATGTGGACTCAAGGCTATGCCGCTTATTGGGATGGAAAGCGTGAGATGGAAAAACTCTCAGTAAGGCGAGACATGGTTTGGAACTCTTTTACGCAAGACGCTGTTGATAAAAATCAAAAAAGAGGTAGTCATAAATTTAACATGGCAGATTACAAGGATAAGAAAAACCAATATGGCTATGCTGAACGTCCGTATACTAAGGCAGAGAGAGTAGATATGATGGTAGCTGACTTTGAAGAAATATATGGATATCAACCAGAAAGACAAACTGTAGCAAAGCTTGTAGAGTCTACAGAATGGGATTCGAT